GTCAACAGTTAGGTCTATGGTGCTCCCACTGAAATGTCCATCATGGAGAAATTTAGGCATAATACTATAATTTTATTTTAATCCATCTTAGTTACAAATGCTCTGTATGCACCAGCTGTGACTGGTGCACCAAATGCAATTGTAATTGTTGTATCAGATGGTCTTTTAACTGACACAAATACTGTTTCATAATCATGACTATCTTCTATTACTTCTACTGCATATTTTCTAGATGCTCCCATACCGTGTGTAATAGTAAATGTATAGTTTCCACTATTGTATGATACACCACTAACACTATTATCTAAGTCAAATGTTTTATGTTTATTTTGATGGTTAGTTGATATTAGTGAGTTGACACCGTCTGTAGCGTCATCAGAGGTTATTCCTGTTACGTGTCCGTAAGTATCTAAGGTTATATCTTGTACATAAGTTATACCTGAATTATCTACAGATGCTTGTGCTGATGTATCTGCGTGTGCTATTGTTATATCATCAACTGCACTTTTTGTTATATCAATTGCTCCTCCATCTACAAAGTTAACAGTCTCACCACTTGAGATATCATCTGATGATCCACCATTTACTTTTAAGTTCCAGCTACCGTAGTTATCAAGACCTGTAACACTAATCTCACGTGACGTTCCTTCGCCTGCAGCATTACTAATAGATATATTACTACCTGCAGTAATATTACCTACATAGTTACCAGAAGTATCAGTTCCTAATACTATATCATGTTCTTTTGTATGTAAAGCGTATTCTGTACCTCCAGATAATCTTTGTGACCATCTACCGACATTTTCATCCCAATATAAAAGAACATTAGTTGATGTTCCTCTTTCTATTTCTATACCACCATCTTGACTAGGAGTTCCGGTTTCATTACTGTTAAGAGTAATTATATTATCTTCAATTAATACAACTTCAGAATTTTTAGTTGTTTGACTACCAGAAATTGTAACGTCTCCAGCAAATGTAACATTACCACTAAAGTGTGCAGTACCATTTACATCTAAGTTGTGAGTTGGAATTGATGTATCACTTGCAGGGTTAATAAGAAGTGCACCAGTACCACTGTTGTTACTTCCTAGTAATTTAAATATAGCTGCTGATTTATATGCTCCAGATCCATTACCTTTATTTAAAGATAAAGTCATTGTAGAATCTTGATTAGATGCATCATAAATTCTACTGTAGAAACCAGCATAACTTATATCTGATGTATTAGGAGTACCCATTGCATTCCTACCTCTAAACTCAAGAACCCCTAAAGTATCAGCATCTGCAGGAGTACCAGCATTTCTATAAAGAACTAAATCAGGTGCAGAAGCAGCAGAGGTTTCTCTACTCTCTAATAATATATTTTCTGCAACAGAATTAGATATAGATTTAATAACTGGTGCATCTGTACCAGAAGCTGTACCAACAGTAAGTTGACTGTTAATAGATAGATCATTTGGTAAACCAACTGTTACAGTTACATCTGTTCCTGATTTACCTACTGATGTTTCAATTTCATTAGCTGTACCAACAATTCTTAAATCATCTGTAGCTAATGCAACGTCTCCGGTACCACTATCTGCATCTACAGTTAAAGTAGTGCTTATACTTTGAGAACCAGCTGCAGTTAATCTACCTTGTTGGTCTACAGTAAAGGTTGGTATAGATGTAGAACTACCATATGAACCTTGTGTTACAGATGTGTCATCTAGATCAATAGTAACTGTATTACCAGAATGACTGGTTGTAATACCTGTATCACCAGTTATTGTAAGAATTTCAGAATCTAAGTCTATAGATATTGTTCCTGCTGCATCTGTAGTTAAATCTAAATCTTGTGCAGTAATTTGGTTATCTACATAAGTTTTAATTTGTGATGTTGTAGCTAATTTAGATCCATTCTCAGATACAGCTTCTGTTTGAATTGCAAAGCTTGGTATAGGACCGCTTCCATTAGTTATTACTAATTGATCAGATGTGCTTGTTTGAACAGCTGTTAAGTCTCCGGTTATAGACACAAACCCGCTACCATCATAAATTTTTAGTGCATATGTTGCTGCATTATTGCTCGAGGTATCATAGTATACTCGACCGATTTGTAAGTTATTACTAGGAGCGGATCCTAACGGCTCAATAGTAGCCTGTTCTATTCTATTCCCTCCTAGATTTATATGGTTTAAATATTTTACGCTCATAGTCTTTTATTTTATTAATTTAAAAAAGCTTTACCTGCAAATGCTGCGGTAAATAAAATTTGTAGTTTACTAGCACTACTATTACCGGTTCCCCAGTCTTTATAGATTACCTTACCAACTACTTCAGTCTCCGATGTATCTACTACACTAACTGATGGATACTTTCCTAAATTATGTGTAACTTGCCATGTAGAGGAAGCTACACTCTGCGTGTGTACAAAATTCAGGTCGCCTGCTCCTGCAGGTCCTTGTGTACCTACAGCTACTACCGTAACAACATTACCAGCAGTTGTAACTTTATTAGTTGTACTATCTGATATTCTTACTACGTTGCCCGCGGGGGTTGTAATTTGTACTTTATTTGCCATTACCCAACACCTTTTACAATTTGAATCTGTCCAGTTAACAACCTTGTAACTGTTCCAGATAAGTTTATGTCTAAATCGTAATCTGCTCTGTTAAACTTTAATAGCTTTGTTTGATTTGCTGTAAGATTAATAGTAAACTCTCCACCAGAAGGATTACTAAGAGTTATACCATTACCGTTAGACAAATTTAACACAAAATTCTGATCACTCCTATTATCTTTAGCTTTTAAAGTAATAGAAGCACCAGATAAGTTAATTGCAGTGCCAGAAGCATCTTCATATTTTATTGTATTTCCAAAAGTTGCTCCTTGTTCAATTTTAAAATTATGTGCTCCTGCTGCCATTATAAAGAATAGTCAAAAACGTTAGGTCTACCTTTACCATTGTTTTCTATTAAGGTATATCCAGCTGAACTAGTCCACCCGTTTGATTCGCTGTAGAAGTTGCCGGTAAACAATGGAGCAACATCTATAGCCCTATAATCTGCTTGATCTACATAGGTTTCATTTAGCGTATGATAAACTTTTCTAGTTTTTCTACTATGCCAATGCCCTCCTAGTAGTACATTATAAAGACCTTGTTTACCATACTCCCATATGATTTTACCAAAGTCTCTTTTAGATAAGCCGTGATGATTATGAGTCATAATATAATATATATTATCAATTTTAGATCCTATAACTAAAGGACTAAACTCAATTTTAACATCTGTAATTGCATTTCTTAACATGTAAGATAGCAATCCAGCTATATCTCCTTCGTTGTCATGTTTAGCATCTGAGGTAGATCTATCATGATTTCCTGAAACCATGTAAACCGATTGGAGATTATTTATATTTGATAAAAACTCCTTTACTATCTCAAATGCTAAAATCACAACGTGATGTCCGTACATTCCTTTACCCATAGACTTCCAAGAGTTTATGTGATTAAGTCCTGTAAATGATTCTATAAAATCACCTAGAAATATAACTTCTAGGGTTTCATAGTTTCTACTATTTACCTGATCTGCAATAGTTCGTAAATACTGAACTACTTTTTTATAATTAAAATCAGGCGTACGTTGTAAATTTCTAATATCAGCACCAATATGTAAATCTGCCAGACATAACACTCCCGTCTTTTTTCCAGGAGTCTTTTTTACATTAACAATAGATATCGCTTTATCAAGCTCCAACTTGATAGTTTGATAGTCTATTTCTTCTTCTCTCGGTTTTAATGAGAGCTTGACTTGATAATTAGTCTTTTTACCCGTCTTAGTTGAAACATCCCAAGCATTACATGAATAGCCTGTGACTTCATACTCATTGACATCAATATCAAAGAACGTTATCGCTTCTTCTAGCGATGTTATAGGTTTTTCACCTTTATAATTGTATACTGTGGGTACTCCGTATGAATCTTGTTTTATCTCTTTAGTTACTTGTGCTACTTTTCTTCTTAACGTTCGATGCGAAAATGCATCGCTCTTCTGTAATATTCTATCCGCTGTTTTACTATAAGATTCATTTGGGAACCTACTTAGGGTATCCCGTATTAAATCTTCTAATGTCATTTACTTTATTTTATGTTTATATAAATTTACTTTATTTTAATTTAATCAAAAAAAGGCGGTGACTAAGACCGCCTTCTTTCTCAACAAACTAAAACAAAATAAAATGTTTTTAAGCTTTTAGCTTATCTATTTCTGCTTTGATAGCGACAGGCGTAATCGTAGTGTTGCCATCTTTAACATAAATATAAAGACAGAAGTCTTCAAATGCTTTTGCATTACCAACTGCTTTAGAAGCATATTCTTTTGTTCCTTCAATGATTAATAAATCATAGTTACCAGAAACAACAGAAGCAGGCTTCTTAATTGTTGCAGCAGATCCTGCTAAACCATATACACCATCAGCGATGAATCCTTCTTCTTCTACAACTTTTACTTTAGCTTCAGTACCTTGTGAAGGAACTGCAGCTGTAGTATAAGAAACAGAACTTGCATCATTTGCTGCTAATCTAAAGTGAGAGTCAATTGGTGCAGTAATATTAATACTTGCATCTGATCCACTTAAAGCTACACTGAATCCAAAAAATGGAGAATCAGGTTTAGCAAATTCAACATCCATTAAAGCTTTAATAGCAGACGAAGATGCCTCAGCATTTGCTTGACCTACTACTTCAAAAGTTTTAACAGGAAGGTTCATTGTACCTTTTGTTGTATTGATAATTTTAACGTATGCAGAGTTATCAGACTCTAATACGAGTAGTGCGTTTGACACTTGTGCTGTACCGCTACTGTAGGCTAGTATAGCTGTGCTTTTAACGTCCCCTTCACTAATAGGACCTACGTTTGCTGACCCATAAAATAATGATACATCTTGTTCACCACCAGATAGTTCAATTGCTCCACTATTGTCTAAAGCAGAAAAATCTGACCCATTTTCTACAAAGCCGAATTTAGCAGCTTCAAATGCAGATGATGCAGCAGTATCGCTATTTACGATCAACACTTCTTTTTTAAGATTTGCCATAATAAAATTAAATTTAGAGATTATAAAATAAATTACTCAGTTTGTGAACTCTCGACTGTATTAGTCTGGTATCTCTGTGACTCTGTTGCTTCTAGTAAGTGTTTGACCGTAAGGTCTACTATTTCTTGATGTGTATGATCTGCTAATTCACAATCTATGTTCGAAGATAAAGAAATTTCTACTGGTGTCCTAATGTAATCTGCTCTCAAGCTTTTTAATAGATAACTTTTGTTGTTTTTTGTGTTCCTAAATACCTTAATATTAGTACCATTTACTATTCCAAACGCACTTTGATCAGTGGCTGTAGCAAATGGATTACCTAAAATATTGTAGGCATCATCAGGTTCTACTATTCTTAATCCTATTTCTTTTATTCTTTTTACGGACACATTCTTTAATACTCCATCAAAATCTTGACTAGGAGTAAAAGTTATTGCCGCTTGATCACTTAACGCCTGTAACTCTATTTGCTTTTCAATAGTATTGTTACCAGAACTATCCAAAGATGTACTTTGATATATAGTTGCTGATCCCGCAGATACTGCAGAGGCATCATAGTCAAATGTAAGTGATGTATTTAACCCTCCTGTAATAGGAGATCCAAGAGAAACTGTAAAACTACCATTATAACCAGGCGAAATGCTTGGTCTTTGTAAAATAAAAGTTATAAGATAGGTTTCACCTGTTCTTACTTCTTCTAATACTTGGCTAGCTGCTTCTTGGTAGCTACTACCTGATCCTGCTGTATGTCTTAATTGTGAATTACTTATTGCCCATCTATCATCTGTTCCATCTCCTAGTGTCCAATCTGACGCAGTTGAAAATGTACCGTTAGATACAAGTTCAGGATCTATTTTACAGTCATCATAAAGTATGTTTACTCTACTATTAATTAGAAACATATAATCAGTAGGTAGGTCAAAGTCTTCATAGTTTCTAGCGGGATTTGGAGTAACAACAGTGTCTAGATAGTCTAAAACTGTAAGAACTCTTAAATCATCCACTCTTTTTTGAGAACCATGAAGACCCTGTCTTTTAGGATCTGAGGCAAAAAAGAATCTTTGTTTTACAAATCTTTCTTGCATTTTGTTCAAAGCAAAGTCTATCTCTTCCGGCAAAAATGTGTCGAATGAGTTAGACGCTACTTTTTGCAGCCCCTGTTCTACCGCATGATGCATTTCTAATACTGTCATTCACTGAATGTTTTTAGACGAGCTTTCAAAGTAGCATAGACTTCAGAGTTCTTTTTATCTTTTAGATATAGAACTGCTTCTTCTAAACTATTTCCAATAGTCTCATCACCATTTAAATAACTTTGTCCTACCCTGCGTAATACATCGTTAGATAAACAATCTTCAATAAACGCTTGGTATTCAATGTTCTTATCGGTTGCATACATTAGAAATTCAGATGGATTTGAATCTAGTTCTCCTTCTAAAGTAATCTCCTTTTGTGTTTCATCCATAGTTTTAGGATTATATCCATAAACTAATAAAAGTTGATTTACTTTAGCTTCATCTGCACTTAACTTAATAAACTCCTTGTAAGCTTCTTTTCTACTTTTGACTCCTTGAGCTTGTTTTTCTTTCTCAATTGCAGTGTCATAAATAAAATATCTAAACTTTTTATTAGCATATAAAGTCTCTTCATCTTTAGCAACATATGGATGAGCTAAAGCAAACTTATATCTAATAAAGTCCATTAAATTAATTGGATCACCATTTTCATCTACACCTACTTCTAATTTAGTACCCGTATTCTCAATAGTTAATGACATATCTTGAAAATACTTTTTAACTTCTTTTTGAAAGTTAACATCAGAGGAATCTATTCCTATGATACCTGGTAGGTATTTTTTTTGTTCACCAAATGTTAGTCCGGTGTTTGTATCACCACTAACAGAAAACGTAGACCCTATCTTTCTTTTTGCCTCAGCATATACTTCGTCAGGCAAGTTAGTAGCGTTTGGTCTTCGCTTTATTATTACTTGTTTCATATTTATAAAAATTAAAGGTTAATAATCAGAAAGAAAAGGGGACGTTTGTCCCCTCTCTTCTGAAAAGAAATTTATGATTTCACACACTCTAAGTGTAAACAATTTGTAGCTCTTCTGATTGCAATACCAGTTTCTTTCATAAAGTGAACTGATGCACCGTCTACATCGTTTGCTCTTAGTGAGTTACCACCCGCAAATCCTGGAGGAACAGAAGCACCAGCTACTGCCCATCTTACTAGCTCTCTACCTTTTCTAGAAATCATTTGAACGTTAGTTTCTCCATCATATGTTGACATATCAAGGAATAACATTCTATATGATTCTAGTGGTAAACCAGAAACAGGATGTTTTGGACTGTTAAGTGCTCTCGCACCGTGATCGAATAAAGGTAAGTATCTTACTGAGATCACATGTCCATCAATATGCTGGTAAGAAGTGAAGTAACCTCCTAATTGTAGGTTAGATCCACTACCAGAAATAAAGTTAGATGGGTCTGTGTTCTTAATGTAAGTTCCAGAACTGATCTCGCTCTTCATAGCGTTATCAAATTCTTCCATACCACCGATTCCTGTAAACAACACAATGTTCATTTGCTGTGCATCAGAAGCACCATATAGTGCATCTCTTACTACAGATTTGATCTTGTTAGTTGTTAGTGAAGAATACGTATCAACGTTAGGAATTTGCTCAATAACTCCTGCTCCGATTGGAATAGGTTTGTTATTGTCATCCTTCAAATTAATAGTACCATCTGAAGATCTGTTGTACTTAGAATACCACAGAGCATACTCTGTTTCTTCTTTCCATCTCAGCATGTGCTGATACTCTTCAAAGTCATACCATAGATTTGTTTTTCTACCATCTACATTAAACTCGAAGTTAACCACTTTGTCAGGCATGTTACCTTCATATCGGTAAGATTTTCTGATTAAAGAGATTTGGTTTCTCATTTTAGATGGAGCAACCCAATTACTTTCGTTACCAACTGATCCGGAGATAGCAGTAGGTGCAAATAGTTGTTC